ATTGCATTATTCAGAACACCTCTTTGCTGACCTGCAGGAGAATACCAAGGATAAGAATTAATATTTGTTCTCATCATCAAACCAGCAATGTCGGCATTGCAAGGAATGTATCTGAATAGATTATTGAATCTATCGTAGGTATACTTATAACCACTATCAAAAACTGCATAAGATGAAGAGGAGAGAGCACTGAAGAATCTGATTACATTATTAGTTTGAGTTGTTGTGTTTGTTAAGTCAACAACATTCGCTCTATGAGGAGAAACAACAGCAACGCAATCTTTTCTTCCTTCTGCAAGTGAGATTAGTTTGTTTGCCTTTGCCTGTGAATCGGACTCATTTGCAAGTCCTGGTCCATTAATTAAGAAATCTACTGCAACTCTATCTTTATTTGAGAATAGATCATAAGCACTTACAAGATCTCCAAGAGATGCGGACATTCCGCCATTTGCAGAATAATCAACTCCTCCTCCAAAGTTATATGCAACGTTTCCAATAGCACTGAAAGTTACTCCTTGTGCTTCTTGTCCCCATTGACCTTGAGGTAGGGTAAATGGAGTGAAAGCAGAAGAGAATCCAGTTGCAACTGGATTGGATCCCCACTGAGAGTCTCTTGCAAGTGATGGATTGTAACCTGCGTAAATGTATTGCGAGAAGTTGGCAAGATAGTTCTTATACCAGATCTTCTGTGGAGAATTTACAGAGGAAACAGAATCAGATGCTTTCGAAACACTGATGTGCTTTTCAAGAATATTTCCTTGAATTCCGGTAATAGAACCAGTGTCATCAACAACAACAATATGCATTGCATCATTCTTTCCGTTTCTTTGGACGGAATAGTTGTTTGATGCTGGTTTGGGAGCAATAGACTTCCAATAAATGATTGAGTTTGTAAGACCAAGAGTTTGTTGATCGTACCAATCAACTACTGTTAACGCTGATGCAGTAGAACCAGTGTTAATACCTGAGTTGTTTACAAAATAAAGAGTATCTGCTGCTTCAAAGGATTGAATTGAGTTGCCCTGTGCATAAGTAACTGGGGTTTCAGTTCCTGCGGCAGAGACTCTTGAAAGTACTTTAATATCAATAGTGCTATTTGAATTAGTAGCATCAGTGGTAATACCAGTAATGATACCTTTCAAATAACCATTAAAGAGTGAGGTTGTGCCTGCACCAGGTAAAACGACGTTAGTAATCGCTGTAGTTACGCCATATCCAATAATAGCACCTAGTGCGCCAGGATTAGTAGTGGTGATAGCAACTCTTTGGTCCGCTAAATCATCGATAGTGCAAACTTTTAGATTGTTTGCCCATTTGCCTGGGGTTTTTGCAGCATATGTAAAGTTGGTAGCATCAATAAAACTAGAGTTGTAGTTATCGTAGTTTTTGATCTTTAGTGAAGTTGTTGAAGCAATTCCAACGCCAGCGTTTGCGTTATTAAGAGTGCTTCCATCAGTTCTTACAACTTTAAGAATACCACCATATGAAAGATATGATGCTGCACTCATCCAGTACTCATACTGAGCATCTGTTGAGATTGGTTTTCCGAAGTTATTGACTAAATCTTGTTCTGTGCTGATGTCAATAATTTCTTCTACTGGTCCAATCGCAAAAGGTCCTGCGATAGCACCAATATTATCTAATACGTTCTCAGCTCTCCCAACTGTTAAATCTACTTCCCTCGTAAGTACACCGGGAGATAATTGAGGAGTCGCCATGTTTTTCTCCGTAAATCTCAGTTTATCTAAAAAATATTTATTAAAAAGTTACTTTTCACGGGGGAAATGTGACGTGAATATCTACCAATCTGGATATTCCCAAAAATACGACTTTTTTGAATCTTTATTTGAATCAATAATTCTTTTTATAGTGCATTCTTTACATTCGTATGAGTATGAAGATGCAACAGGACCTCTATCTTTTCTTGTTCTATAAAAATCTTCTACTAAATTTTTTATTTCTTTACATACTCTACATTTTCTATCAGTCAGTAAAAGATGTCCAAGTTTTAATTGTTTGTCTATATCCATTCACATATATTCCCACATATATGATCTATCTCCATATTCATCGACATACCACCTATCACCTTCAGGATCAACAAAACTTGCATTGGCATCTATTCCATCTGAAATAAATCCAAATGGAGACATATCTTGTTCTATCTGATTTTTTTGTTCTTCATATAATCTTTTTCTTACATCTTGATCTGTAAGTTCTTTAAAATAATCTTGTGCCACTAACCAAGCATAAATCACTAAGCACATAGCCAAATCGTCATTGCAACCTTCTTCTGCTTCGAAGGAATTGTGCTTTTGAATAAACGTCGTTAGTTCCGCAATTATTTCATAATCATTTAGAAAAAGTTTATTTTCCTCAATCATTGTCTTGAGGTTAAGACATCCAACCTTTTTCACGGTTTTAGACATCTTTACCCCAAGTTGAGTTTTCTTACCAGAAAATCCCTGTCCAACAATTTGACCCGCTCTACCTCGCATAGAACACATCAAAAGATTATTATATTCAAGATCATATTGTAGAATACTTGCAACCTGATCCCCAACATCATTAACTTCACATAAAATATAAGAGTTATTATAAGCTGTTGCTGTTTCGTGAATAATGCTAGGAAATAGCATTGGTTTTATTTCATTATTTCTGTATTTTGCCACAACTTTATGAGGAAACTCTGTAATATCCACGACAGCAAACGCCGAGTAATCATTTCCTACCCCTCTAGCAACGTCTACAGTGATTAGATAATCATGATTCTCTTGCGGATCCATATAAACATCTAAACCTGCGCTCCGTGTCTTGGGGGCGTCGTAGACGAGGGTTCTGAGTTTAGATGGTGCAATGAGAGTATCAACAGATCCTAAGAATTCGCATTCAAACTCAACTTTGAACTGCTGTTCTGAAGTGTTTGCAATGGTTTGTTTTTTCCATTCTTCATCTCTGCCAGGAACTTCACTCCAATGAACATCTGTAAATACATATTCATTTTTACCTTTTTCCGCATCGTGCCACATTCGGTAGAAATGATTCATACCATGAGGCGTGGAAACTATGATAACTTTAGTTTGCTTACCTGAAGTAATAGTAGGATAAACGGATGCAAAGAATGAATCTGCAATATGATTTGGGACGAATGCAAATTCGTCCAAGAATAGAATGTTAAATGACATTCCTCGAACAGCAGAAGCAGATGTTGATGCTGCTAAAATTTTAGATCCATTTTCAAGTTCTAGAGAACCTTTGTTCCAAGAAATAATTCCCTGTTGCATCCACTTGGGAAGATTCTCATATGCAGTCTGAAGACGGTCTAGAAGTTCTCTAGCAGTTGCTGCTTTGTTCGCAAGAATACCAATATTTACATTATCATTAAAAACTGCATAATGTAATAAAAAAGACACCACAGTTGTAGACTTACCAGTCTGTCGTGGCATCTTACAAATATTAAATCTATGATTATGAAAGTTATTAATTAACTTTTCTTGGAAATGATATGGTTTAAAATTTTGTAGTCCATGATCAAGGGTTACAATTTTTACATAGTTATTCGCAAAGTAAACTGGATCATCTTTACACTTAACAAATTCAATAATTTGATCTTGCGTAAATTCGATTGGTGTATTTGCCTTCTTGAGCAAAGGGTTGCCCAAATAAACATCATTTGACATAATAAAAATTCCTTTAAATTACCATTTAACTTTATTTGCCCACCAAGCGGCACTCATCTTTCCTTTTGCAATATTTTTTGCGTGTCTTGTTTTGAATTTACGACGACGACTTGCATATCCTTCAGATTCTCCTTTTTTCTTGGGAGATCCTTTTACTCCAAGTTGTCCAAAACGAATTAATTTTTCTTTTCCACCTTCGCAAGCTTTTACTACATGGGATTTACCAGTTTCACCTGATCCGTGTGCTTCTGCTTTTGGTTTATTGCACTTCATCCCAGACTTTTTTGCTTCTGATATTTCAACCTCTTCACCCATAGTTTTTACATAATTTTTACTTGGTCCGGGTTTTGCTGAACTTCCTCCTTGAGGACCACACATTTGAACTAGTGGTTGTCCCGGTTGAATTTCAGAAACTGAATGATAAATTGCAACAGATCCTGGATAAACTTTTTGAAGTTCATCATTTATTTCCTTTCTTGATGGAGTTTTAACCTGAGGGAAAAACATCTTCATAGAATAATATTTTCCTCTCCAAGAAAGAGTTACTGCAATAACATTTCCAGTTTGTGCTTGAAGTCTTGTTGCCTCACTTACTTGAGACTTAAATCCTTTGATTGGTTCTGGTTTGATGATATCGACCACTTCGGCAAAAGTATTTCCATCAGCATCTTCAATAGTCACATTTTCTGCTTTTACACAAGAACCTTTTGTAAATTCTGTTGTTCCTTTTTTTCTTTTGTAACCAGTCCAACATTTTTCATCCAATATTTCCCTTGTAATTTTATCAACTAAAGATGGTTCATAACCCGCATTGATATTTCTAATTGTAGTGTCACCTGGTCTTACTAAAGGCATTAGTGGTTCTTTTCTTTTATTTTCTGCTGCTGCTCTTTCCCCTTCAGTAGATCCTTTTTGAGAAAGTGTTCTAATACTTGCAGAACGTTTAGATGATCTTAGATCTTTAGGATCTATTTTTTCTGGCATTTTCCATGCTTCTTCCACATCATGCTCTCCACTTGCAATGTAATCAGCTGCTGTATCAATATAATCTGCTGCTTTAGTAATTTTTGATTGGACCCATGCTTCTAGATCTCCTTCACCTCTAGCAACTTTTGATTTGATTCTTTTTACTGCATCTTCAATAGTTTTGAGTTCTGATCTTGCCATTGAATATTCTTCATCTTTAATAGAAACTTTGTCCCATGCTTTTTCGCCATAAGAACACTCAGATCTTGTTTCTCTCTTGTCACATAAAGGACAGTATCTTTCTTCTTCGTGCATAGTTTCCTCCGATTTAGTTCCCCAGTTGTCTGCACCGACGTTACGACATTTTACAAGTGCTCCAGATGCATAAGCACTTGGCCAAACGCTATAGCGAGACTTTACTTTGTGATAACAGGCATCTTTTTTGCCACTACCTTTACCTGGTTTGTCTTTTGCTTCTTGTACGTCCATTTCTTCTTTCATTTTCTTTTTAGGTGAATCGGTAGAAACATATGTTGGTTTTGCAGCATTAGTTTTTTCTGGTTGATTTGGGTCTGCCGCACTTTTTCTTCTTTGCGCTGATATTCTTTCAGATTTTGTCATACTCGCTCTTTTATCCGAAGAAACGCACTTAGGAGTTTCATCTTCTTCACCTTTTTCACGTGCACAAGGTTCTCCGGAGATTACTTCAACCCAACCTGGTGTTTTATCTGTTGATTTTGAATCTTGAAACCATCCATGAAGATCACCTGGTTTAATATTTTCTTTCACATCTTTAAATTTTTTGTGATGCTTTTTAGCATCTGCCTCCATTTTTTTCAAACGAGTATAATAATCTGGAATCTCATCTAGATGTTGAAGAGCAATATTGCGAGCAAGTTCATGATCTTGAGTGTGTTCATGCTCAATAGGTTCCCCCATATCAAGTTGCTTTTGTATAAAAGAAACCTCAAGACGATGTTTCTTTGCAATTTGCTCAACTGTTTTGTGTTTCTTGAATTTGGGCATTATTCAACTGGTTTTGATTTAGTCTTCTCACCTTTTGCTCTTTTTCTTCTCGCAGCGCAATGAGCACGTTGAGAAAATCCTTTTGGATCTGAGCAATCAATATTCTTTTTATATTTATTACTCCAATCTTCTTGAAACTGTTTAAATGTTTTCATGATTTAATTGCAGTAAGAATAACTTTAAATGTCGTTGTATTTGAAGAATTTGGGTATGCCAAGAGTCTTAAAAGTCCAGAGTTAATATCTGTCGAAAATGTTGCTATTCCAACGGGATGGTTGATTGTCCCATATTCTGATATATATGTGGAGGATCCATCATGAATAGTATTAACTATTGACATGTTATAGTTAGTTCCTTCAGTAATTTGAATCTGATATGTGGCAGATCTGAAAACTGTCGAATTAATTGAAGAAATTACTGTTTCTGATGTTGTTGTAGTAGTTACAACTCCAGAAATTATTGTCCCCGCATCTAAACCCAACGAGGATGCTGTTAATGTACCTACGTCAATATTTGGCGTTCCTGTCAGTCCCTGGGAAATTGTTGAAATGCCTGATGTTGAAGCATAAGTAGCAATTCCTGCCGTATTTGCATATCCACTATTTCCACTACTAGGAAGATTAGTCAGTAAAGATCCATCTCCAACAAAGTATGTTGCAGTAATAACTCCAACAGACATCCCAATATTTGAAGTATTTCCATAACCAAGAGTTTGGTTTAGGTTTTGTGTTCCGGTACCACCACTGCCAGCGTCCCCAACCCATTTATCTGTTAAAGAATCATACTTTAAGTAATAATTATTTCTTTTTGCACTATCTCTATCAATATCATCTAGAAATTCTAGACGAACTTCTCCCCCACCACCTTGTGCATTGACAATATTTCTTAAATATTCTAATTCTCTTCTTATTTTAATTATTTCTGGATCAGTTGTATTTTCCTGAACTTCTTTTTTAGTTTTAAGTTGCTCTAAAATTTTAAGAGCATTGTCTATGGTATCATTTTCTTTGTACTCGCAAATTTCTGTTAGAGGTTGAGACTCCTCTATTAGATTAATTTGCAAATTTTCTTCATTTTTGCCCTCAGACTCAAGATTTTCTTCTACTTGAATTGAATTAAACTCTTCTTCTTCTGGCGAATTTTCTTCTTTTGGTGAATTTTTTTCCTCTGGTAAATTTTTTTCTTCTTTTTTATCTTTAACAATTGCTATATCTTCTTTTTTTACTGGTTCAGAATATAACCAAGATTCTAAAGCTTTAACCTGACGTTCTAGTTGCTTTTGTCTTTTTTCTTTTTTTATTTTTTCTTCTTTTACTGATTCTTTTACCTGAGTAAAAATAGAATCAATATTAATTTCACCTACAAGAGACTTAAACTCATCATCTTTTTCTTTTTTTGCTTTGCCTATTAGAGAAAAAAATTCTTGGAGTTCTGTGTTCATTTTTGGTCTAATTCATTGTTCTTTAAAAGTTTAGCTAATTCTGCAGTAGATCCAACGAATAAAGCATTATTAACTGTTGTGGGACTTTTACCAACCTTTTCTTCTTCAATGTCTTTTAATTTCTTTTGAAGATCCATTAATTTATCTGTTGCATCTGCAACATTTTTAATTAATTGTCCAGCAACCTCATATGCTCTTGGCATTTCACTTTCTTGGGCAAGTTCCAGAATTCCGTTGATTGCCTCTTGACCTTTTTCTATGATTGAGTAAAGATTTCCTCTTGTATATTCATAATCTTTTTTAACATCATCTACAGTAGAAGATATTTTTTCAATTTCAGTGGAAACATTCTCAGTTTCTGCGGGTATTATTTCCGCATCAACATTAAAAGTTTTGTTAATCTCGTCAAATTTCTTTGTCATTTTCATAGGATATTCTCACTAAATCCAAAATCGTCTCCAGTTTTAATCAAAGCATTATCCTCTGCAGTTATTCTGTAAACTGAGGATCCTAAAACATGAGAAGATGCTTTTGTATTATCTGCTCCCCTAGTAACAGTGAGTACATTACCTGCTTTTTTATCAACATAAATTTCTTCTTCATCTACATAAATGTAAGTATTAACTGCAATAGATGATGCATCATTAACTTCAATAAGAGTATCTATATCAGATATATTCTTGGATAGATTTGTAGTAATATTGCCAGTATAATTTTTAGTAGCTCTTGGTTCTATTGAGTAAACAACTTCTCTTGTTGGAGTTGAGGTAGAATCTCCAGAAATAAGACCAATAGAAACCTTCTTGATAATATCTGTAGAAACAGAAGATGATGGACCAAAGAGATATGTTTTTGCCGTAAATCTTAACGTATAAATCAAAGACCTTCTTTGCGAAAAATCACCTTCATAATCATCACTCATAGATATGCTGTTTAGAATAACTGGCACGTCTCTTTTTTCGCCTATTTCAGAAACTAAATCAATTGTAATATTATATGCTGGTTGAAAATAGGGCAAAATTTGTTCAATGATTTGAAGCATATCATCATTCAACTTTGTGAATATGCTTAGTTCAAAATCAAGATTGTATGGTACTGGAAGATATGTTTTTCTTTGTTGAGTTCCATCAGAAACAGATGGAGATAGAAATGTTTGAACTGTTGAAGATTTTCTAGAACCATCATAAGATATGCCAACAAGTTCAAAAGACATTCTTGGTAATGTTATTTGAACTGGTTTATTTAAATCTGGGGATTGTTCTAATCTAGCTAGAAATTTTTGAGTTGGACCATACGCCAAAGGAACTTTTATTACACTAACATTAGAACCAGAACTGTCTTTATGCTTTATAGTAATATCATTAAATAAAGATCCAAAAGACACAATTGTCTTTCTAAAAATTTCGTTGTAGAAATATTCAAACATTTTATTATTTAAATTTTATATAATATTTATTTAAGTCACAATGTACCAAAAGGATTTGATTCGCTAAAATCAATAACTTTATCTGCCTCTTCCTCTATAACATCATTTTGAGAATAAGGATCAACTAAATTATCTGATTTTAGTGTTCTTAATTTGTATGATGCTCCGCTTGTAGATCCCGTAATAGTTTCCCCTGACGCAAAAGATCCACTGACAATAAAAACTTCAAGTTTATTATTATCCGAATCCCAAGAATTTACTCTTGCAGTTGTTCCGGAAACTGATCCTGTCACAATTTCATTGTACTTAAATGATCCAGATCCACTCGAACCTGGATTTGCTATGGTAATAGTTGGTGCTGTCGTATATCCTATACCCGCGTCTCTTAGTCTTATTTGAGTAATTGTGCCCGCAGCACTAACTACAGCATAACCAACTGCAGTAGTTCCTATCCCTGGACCACTAAACGTTACTGTTGGTGATGCTGAATAACCAGAACCGCCGTTTGTTACTGTAACTATCCCCACAATACCATCGCCTATTACTGCTGTTGCCGCAACACCACTTCCACCACCTCCAATAAAAGCAATAGCAGGAGCAACTGTATAACCGTAACCAGAATTAACAACTTCAACACCTTGAACTTTTAATGATGATGTTCCATTACAATCAATCAAGTTGTCGATCATCGTTGCAACACCAACTGCAGTATATCCGCCAGATGGAGCAGAAGAAATTGCCACCTTCGGTGCTGTATTAAATCCACCTCCTCTATTAGATACTCTAATGAATCTAACACCACCATTTACAATATTTGTAAAGGCTGTTGCTGTAATTGCTGTTCCGACTACAGTTAATGTTTGAATATAACCTTGATTTTGAATATTATCGTCTATTTCTTCAATACTAGTATCAACAACCTCATCTTCATATCTGAAGAGTTCGCATCGTAATTCATAAACATAATTTTTTTGAAGTTGATAGAATGGTTGTTCGTGCTCTACATATTTGATCTCAAATAATCTATCTCCCAAGGGGAAATAAATTAAATCCCCCTCTTTAGGTCTTGTAGATAATTTTATATCATTTAAGTTTTTTATAAGAGGACTGATATAAGTTTCAAATCTCTCTCTAGAAATTATTAAAGTTAAATCATCAAGATCCTGAATACCAAATTTTGATAAAATAGTTCCTGTTCCACCATATCCATCATAACTGTTGACATATGCTTCTAAAGGATAAGCATTGTCAAATCTTGATTGTATAACCTCTTTTATTACAGTCTTTTCTGTAATATACTTTCTTGGAATATAATATATTTCAACACCATACATTCTGATCTGTTCGTTTATCAGATCTTGTATTAGACCTTGTTCTGAAGAAGAACCTTGTAGAAAGAATGGATTTAACATTTTATCCGATCATATCTAGAGGTGGAAGTTCATAAGTATTAGACATTTTTTCCATCAAGATATCAATCTCTCTTTGCGCATCATCATACATTTGTCTTCCGTTTAGTTCAACGCCGCCAGGAAGTTTTACGCCAGTAAACTTCATCATATTTTGTCCCCATTGTCTTTTAATCAATGATGTCAAATATGGTTTTAAGAAAGAATCATTCCAGACTCTTGAATAGTCATTTGGATCTATAGTTGAATAGCAGTCAATAACGAAGTAATTATTTTCACTAACAGTACCCCAATCAATATCTAGATACAACCTATCTTGTCTTTTGTTGAAACGAATTTGTTTTTGAGTATTTAAAAGAAAATCTAAATCTTCCAAATATGTTTTAACCATAGCGTAACTTAAAAGTTCAGTCGTTCCCCAATAATAAACATCATTCAAGAATAACTGATATTTCACGCTAAACATATTGTGCGTAATTGTATTCGAACTATCAAAACTAAAGACTTTATTGATACCAATTATATTTGGCGGAACTTGCAAGTAATTACTATTTTCGTTGTAAGTAAAAGTTACTGCAGTTCCTACAATATTTGTATTGACAGTTGTTGTTACAATACCAACATTACTAGTTGCATCAAGTCCTCGGGCTCTTCCTCTAGCAATGTCTGCTGCTGTTATCTTATACTTATAAAACGTTGGATAAACACCATCAAAGTGTCTCTCTTGAAAGAATTGGACCGCATCATCTACAAGATCTTCAATTTGCTCATCCGCAACATTAATTTCCAAAACTGGCGCTCCCAGTTTTCTCTTGCAGTAATCTATTAATTCTTGTCTAGTAGATGGTTGCGCCATTTATTAATACCTCTCAGAATATTTATGGTGCGGAAGAAATTCCAGGTTTTACAAGGATGTTTCCTTCAACAATTCTATAAACAGTAGAACCTGAACTCACTAAAATATCATAGACATATCTTCCTTCTTTTAGAGATCTTGTTTGCGTTGATCCCAAAGAAATATTAAATCTACCTTGAGTAGAAGTGGAAAATCCAACGTTAAACGTTGTTACTGCATAGGAACTTGATCCAATAGAAACACTTTTTGCCATTTGGGAAGATCCTGTCCACCCAGAAAAATTAAAGGCAGAACTTGACGTATTTACTACTGAAAAATTTGCCGAAAAAGTTGAACCAGTATTAATGGTCAAATTAACAGAACTTGGGGTTCCAGAAGTTGTGTCAAAGGTTATCCTTTTGTCCGCCATTTAAAGTACCTAAACTTGAAATTACTTCTTGTTGTTTTAAGTATAACTTATAATAACATTTTGCAATGTTTTTTAATTCAGTAACATCATCTATACTATCTATCTCAGAAGAAACTTTAAAATATTCAAAACTCTTACTTAAATTGTCAAGTTCTATCTTATTTGGATCCATCAATTAAACTCCTGAGTAAAGATTTGATTTCATTTAAATCTTCTTTCATATTAACAAAATCTTCCTCAAGATTCTGTAATTTTTGATTTTCTTTTTCTTTCATTCTTTTTTGTGCAATATATGCGTTATAATCTGACATATTTGTATTAATGATTGCTTTTGTTTCTTCATCTCTAATTAAATTAGAGTGTCCGTTAACTTTTGAGTATTTCATAATTTATTATGCCAGTGCAATAACTCTCAAATCTTTAAATCTTGGCGGATATGCTTGATTTGTTGATGTACCAATAAGTTTGATTCCAAAATATCTAAAAG